TGGCCCGTTCACAAGTGGCCTGAGCAGCGTAGATGGCACTGCTAAATTGGGCAGGCTGTTCCCCCTGTGCCATGATGGTTATGACCAACAGCACCCACATGATTATCAATGCCACTGGCCTTGTAGGCAATGCAAGAACTCATGGCCCACTGTTCGCATGTCTACTTTTTCCGGCAGGATTATGTAGCAGCGATCGGGCCAGTTCCAGGAGCAGGCCAGGGCACCACCCGGAAAACCGTTGAACCCAAACTCACGACTTTGTGCATTGCATGCCTCCAGTAGTTTGGCTGCAGGAACGTATCGCACAGTGACCACGGTCTTTTCTGTTTGATTCTTGCTCATGTCAAATATTCTGCTGCCGGAATTGTTAAAATCCCAGGTCTGGGCCGGTACACCCACACACAGTAAACCACACATCAATAACGCAAGGGCTTTTTTCATTGTTCAACTCCAAAATGTTCTAGAATACGATCCATGTCATCATTGTGATTGCATTGCAACGCACATTCCCGCACAATCAGTTCGGCAAACTTTTCCAAACCAATCAAGGGGTCAACCATCATGCCAGTTTCTTTGTCCAACACACATAACCATTTTTGGTTTTCGATACGGGCAATACCAGCATCCAGTCTGAGTTCATTTAATTTGTTTTTCATTCTTCGGGCTCCTGCATACCAAAGTATTCCACAATGCTGTTATAAACTTCATAATTGCCGTCAGCCTTGAGCGCACCTATGTCAGCACATTTCTGCACAATCAGTTCGGCGAACTTTTCTTGAACAATCTCAGCGTAATCTGAGCCGTCATAATCAAACACTTCATCGGCTAATTCACGAGCCTGGTCCAATAGTTTCATAAATTGTTCGTTCATAGTGATTTCCAATACATTCCCCAAGAAGAATACCCAGGAGGCAAAGGACCATATTCCTCGTTACGCATCTGTTCACGGGCTTGATAAAAACTTTCGTTGTTTGTTTCTTTCATACGTTTTTTAACCTTTTTAATTGAAGGTTCTTTGCCCTGCTTTTTAAGTTCTTTAATTCGTTCGTTCATTCATGGCTCCTTGTTGCTGTGTATGTGTGTATTATAGCATTTCGGGCAATAATGGTCAACCCGATCAGCACCCACGAACATCGCTGTTCAAGTTGGGTCGATGCTCACGTATGAGTTCGCGCTCTAGAGCGTGAGCAGCACTCTTGCCGCGCACCACGTCCACAATCACCACTGTGAAACTGTCTGCACCGCGCTCGCGCATGCACTCATACAGTGCCCAACTCTTGTCTTCAGTTCTGCTGCGATAAACGTGCTTGTTGAAACGAGTCTGCACACTTCGGTTCACTGTGCTGGCAGTCTTGGCAGTGACGCCAATGTAGAAATCAGCACCAGATTGCAGCATGTATATTGCATGCATACGATCTGTTCGCTTTTTACGGGTGATGTTTTTTGCTTCCATGCGTGTATTATAGCATTTCGGGCAATAATGGTCAACCGAATTATTTCACCCCAAAATGCCTTGAAATCTTGTTGAAAAGCTCAAAGTTGCCAGTGGCTTGTCCATCAACTAGTGCAATTTCGGCACATTCAGCCACAATCAGGTTAGCGAACTTTTCTGGATCCAATTCACCACACACATAATCTCCACCATTTTCAATTATGATAGCCTGGTCGTAAAGTTCTGCGATTCGTTCGTTCATCTCCGGCTCCTTTTTGCGTATGCCCATATTATAGCATTTTGGGCAATAAAGGTCAACCGCTAGGTGCGTTCCAGATACCGCATGAATCTGTTCAAATCCCCATACATGGTCAGCATTAACGCCTGCTCGCTGCCAAACAAGGTGATCTGCGGTTTCTTTCCTGTCCTGAGATAATAAGGGCAATCTAGCTTTCGATCCATCAGCAGCAGATGTCGTGGCAGCAGAGCCATGCTCACTGGAATATCAAACACATACGCCGCAATATCAATTGTGGCAATGGCCTGATAACCTGCTGTGGTTAATCGCATACCGCCCCTGTCGCGAGAATCCATCCACCAGGCGGCAAATGCTTCGTCAAACGCAGGGCAATCGTCTGTCGGCAAGCCTTGTAAGATTTGTTGGGTGAGTTGGGATTTATCGAGCATCGGGGTATATCTTGTCCCCTTGCTTGAGTAGCACTACTGAAAACTTGTCAGTGCGAAATTGCACATTCAATTTTCGTGCAAGATTGATTGCGTGTCCCGGGTTCGAAAACGAGACCTTTTTGTACTTGGGTCCAGGATACTGAGTCAGCAGATTAGAAGTCTTTAGGTTGATGGGCAAGTTGTCAAAAAACACCGCCCAGATACCTTCGCTGGCCAACACTTGCTCAGATTTGTAAGTTTGTTTGTTGGTGTTTTCTATCAACACCTTTGGCTTTGGGCGACTCATGCAGTAATACTCCTACATTTATTTATCAGAAATGTATGTAGTTTAAAAGTCTTTGCCCGAGAGTTCCACGTTGACGATCTGTGAATTGTTTGTGTCCAGCAGTCGGCGTTGCAGTTCAGTGACTGCCAACAACATTTTGGTTATGTCACTGTGCAGATCCTTGGCATCTCGCAGGCTCATGACAAAGTCCTTTTGCCCGCGAGATTCGTGTGCTTTTACTGAATCAACAAATCGATTTATATGTATGCTCATTAAGAGAACTTGTTGAATGCGCCTTTTCGCTCTAGGAATGATTTCAAGTTAGGTGCGACCCAGCCCACTGGCTTCAACACCTTGCCATCTTCACGCTTGCGCACCTTGCCATCTTCACCAATCTTGGCAAAGTTTGTGGCCATGACTTCTTTCCAGGCACCTTCACCGTCTGCACCCATGGAGTGAATGGCACCAATGGTCACAACCAAGATATCAATCAAGGCGTCCAGTGTTTCCACTGCATCATCTGTGTCGCATGCCTGCGCTAGTTCCTTGCATTCTTCTTCGATCAAATTTCTATACAACATGAACTGTGCCATGTTGTGTTGTGCGACCGTTTGGTCGCAGGCCTTCATGAATTTTTCCTGATCACGGAAGAGGTTTGACATTGGCTTCTTCTTTGGTGTAAAATGGACCTTGGTATTGATAACGCTGCAAGGTAATAAGTTTGGGACTCTGCTCAATAGTCCATGTTCTGCGTTGTTTGACCTGATACCAGCCAGCAGCATACCAGGATCTGGATTTTTTATTCTTGGTGTACAGGGGCAACTTGTGCTGCACATCCCAGATGGGATTGTACACTCGTGAACCGGATGGATAACCCTGCACCTGATAACTGGCAGGTTCCTTTGACGGTCGATTTCCTACCGCAGCAAATTCAATATCGCCTTGTTTACGGATCATGGCCATGGTCTTGAATGGCGTAATCTTGTTGTTGATCTTGACTGCAAAGCCATCATCAGTGGCTTCAATGTTGCCGACCTTGCGATCGTCCTGTTTCAAAATCCAGAACTGATCTTTGACTATGGGTTTAGCTACTATGTTCATTCAATACTCCTTTGTAGGTTTCATTCAACCAGCGTCCAAAGCTGTCTGCTGAGTCGCTGCACTTGACCAATTCATACTTGCCACAGAATCTCAAAAAGTGACTGCCCACTTGTCCCACATCCTTGTGACTCACTTGAGCACGTATGGCAGCATCCACCAGATCCTTGATCTCTTGTGGCTGTGCTGTGAGATCAATTAGGGCACGGTTGCGTTCATAATCATCCAAGACTCTGTGTTCCTCACCATTGTGGTCAATCCAACGTTGCAACATGAGATTGTTCCAGGCATAGCCTTTTTTGCCCATGTCGCCAAATGCTTCTTCCAGTCCAACCTTGTTCTTGGTGCCCTTGGTCCGCACACCAGGATATGCTGAGAACACATTGTCACTGGTATCGCCACGCATGCACTTTTCAAACAACAACCAGGCAGGGTCAGGCACAGTCTTGGGCAGCTTGGTCTTTTTGTCCTTGATCAGTTGGCCCTTGACATCAAAGATTCCATCTAGTGTGATCAGTTCATCAGTGATACCGTTATACTGTTTGACATTGGGTGCGATCAGCTGCACAAAGTCTGT